CACTTCGTAAAATTGCGACAGGTGCAGTTGATCCTAAAGAATTCGTATTTAGTGATTCACAAGAGACTCAATATCAGGTTGCTTTTGAGGACTTGAAAAAGGAAATCTTGATGGGACATCAAGAAATTGAGCAAGGTAAACTAACGTCTTTGGCAGATGTAAGAAAGGAATTTGGACTTGAGTAATCATAAACGTTACCTTGTTTCTCTTACGGATCAAGCTAAGAAAGACTTGAGAGAAATACATGATTATATTGTACTGAATTTTTACAGCCAACAATCTGCCGATGGTAAACTAGACCTTATTTTAACGGCACTAGAAACTTTAGAAACCTTTCCAGAAGCATGCCCTTTGGTGTCGAGTCGAGGTTATGGTGAATTAACAGATGACGGTAAACGTTACCGATATATGCCAATTGAAAATTACTTAGCTTTTTATTATATCGATAAATATGAGGTTTATGTCTCCAGAATTTTAAATTCCAAGCAGAATTGGGCTAAGTTATTTAATAAATAAATTCAATTTATAGACAATTTCTAACAAAACAAATCTTTATAATTAGCCTAAAAGATCATCTTTTTAATCAATCAGGTGTAAGAATGCCTATCAAAAATATTGATAATAATACTAAGGATTTATATTTAATTGTAACTGACGTTACTAGATTTCGTGAAAATATTTCATTCTATATACTTGATAATACTTGATACATATACTTCAGAAGAACTAGTTTATCATTTAGAATTATCTGATAAAAGATTGAGCCTTAAAGAAAGAATAGAAAAATACAAAATAGCTATGAGAGCAGAAATCGAGGAACTAAGAGCAAATAGTAAATTGTTTTAAATTTTATTATTGTTTTTTTCCAATTTCTCTATTTTTTAGTTTTTTATGGCATACTAATATTATGGAGGTTTTTTAAAAAAGAAAGGAGGTGTGTAGAAGATGGTTTACAAGAATAAACGAACTGAAGTTTTTTTTGAGTATCGTGACGATCATAATATGCTACGAGAGAAAACAATGTGGTTAGACGGTATTCTCAATGCAGTTCAAGCAGAAGATATTCTAATTAAACAATACGGTTTCAAAATTGAAAAAGTTTATGATCCCTCAAAACGTTTTTATAGCTGATACACTATAAAAAGGATGCTTATTATGCTATCTTTTCCCTCTATTATATAAGCTCCGAAACAAAACATTTAGTACCTTTTTGGTACCTAATTACTTATATATAACGTATTACAAATAACAATTATGATAAAACCTCCTTTTAAAATACGCTATATAATAATAGGCATTTAATCATATAATAAATGTACCTTGTAAAAATTCAATTATAAATTTTTATAGCATCTCAGATGAGATGCTTTTATTGTACTCAAAAATGGAGGATTAGATGAGATTCTTAGATTTTATTGGAAGAAAAAGATCACGAGATAAACCGCATAATAGCTATGAGGGACAGGACTTTTCCTATCTCTTTGGACGAACTTCTAGTGGTGAAAATGTTGATGAATTTAAAGCGATGCAGACTACAGCTGTTTATGCTTGTGTGCGAATATTAGCTGAGGCTGTCGCCTCTCTACCCATTCACATTTACGAAAGAACACCTAATGGAAGAGAGAAAAAATTTGAACACCCTCTATATTTTTTACTTCATGATGAACCAAATCCAGAAATGTCTTCTTTTGTCTTTCGTGAAACTTTGATGACTCATCTTTTGATATGGGGCAATGCCTATATTCAAATCATAAGGGATAAGAGTGGTCAGGTTATCAGTTTATATCCCTTATTACCAGATAAAATGTCCGTACACCGTGATGAAAATGGGAAACTTTACTACAAATATCAACGTCAGACCGAAGAAAATCCAAATTTTAAGGATAAAGGCAGTGTTATTTTAAAACAAGAAGATGTCCTTCACATTCCAGGACTTGGTTTTGATGGATTGATTGGTTATTCTCCCATCGCATTAGCAAAGAACGCAATTGGGATGACTTTGGCTACAGAGAATTACGGAGCATCATTCTTTAAAAATGGTGCAAATCCAGGTGGTGTATTGGAACATCCAGGGATTTTGAAGGATCCAAAAAGAGTACGTGATTCTTGGAATGCGGTTTATAACGGTGTCACAAATGCACATAAAGTTGCAGTTCTAGAAGAAGGGATGAAGTACACTCAAATAGGTATTCCACCAGAGGAAGCGCAATTCTTACAGACTCGGAAGTTTCAAATCAATGAGATTGCACGTTTGTATAGGATACCACCACATATGATTGGTGATTTAGAAAAATCTTCATTTTCAAATATTGAGCAACAATCATTAGAGTTTGTTAAATACACATTAGACCCTTGGGTAGTTCGACTAGAACAGGCCTTCAAGAGGTCTCTTTTTTTGCCTGAAGAAAAGAAGAAGTACTTTGTTAAGTTCAATGTAGATGGTTTATTACGTGGAGATTATCAAAGTCGTATGAGTGGGTATGCTATTGCAAGACAGAATGGCTGGCTATCTACAAATGATATTCGAGAACTTGAAGATTTAAATCTTTTAACAGATGAAGAGGGAGGAAATCTTTATTTGATTAACGGAAATATGACTAAATTAAAAGATGCTGGTGGTTTTATGACAAAACAGGTAATTGAACAACCTCAAGAAAAACCAAAGGAGGAAGAAGATGCGTAAATTTTGGAGTTTTTCAGACGAAGGGAATATTCGTACTCTTCGTATTGAAGGACAAATTGCTGATGAAACATGGTTTGGAGATGAAGTTACTCCACAACTCTTTAAAAATGATTTAAATGCAGGAAAAGGTGATATCACCCTCTGGATTAATAGTCCAGGGGGTGATGTTTTTGCTGCAGCACAAATCTATAACATGCTGATGGATTACAAGGGAAATGTGCATGTCATAATTGATGGTCTTGCCGCTAGTGCTGCCAGTGTCATTGCCATGGCTGGAACAACAGTATCCATGAGTCCTGTTGCAATGATGATGATTCACAATCCATGGACAATTGCACAAGGTGAAGCTAAGGATATGGAAAAGGTCATTGAAATGTTGGGGGAAATCAAAGAGTCTATTATGAATGCCTATGAGTTAAGAACAGGATTATCTAGGGCAAAAATCTCACATTTAATGGATTCTGAATCATGGTTTAATGCGAGAAAAGCAGTTGAACTTGGCTTTGCGGACAAGATTATATTCAGTAAAGATGAACCTAAAGAAGAACTAGAACTAAGCAGTTATTCATTTAGTAGAGCCACTGCGGATCATAACCTTGTTGTTAAACTTCAAGCCAAAATAGATAGCTACAAACCTTTATCAACCACTCCCCTCAATCAGTTAAGAAAACGATTAGATTTATTGAAATAATGAAAGGAAAACTAACCTATGTCTAAATTACTTGAATTAAAAGAAAAACGAAATCAAGCTTGGGAACAAGCAAAAACTTTCCTAGACTCAGTGCGAACTGAAGATGGTTTAGTCTCAGAAGAAGATTCTCAACGCTATGATGAAATGGAAAGTAAAATCAATCGCTATAATCAAGAAATTGCTCGCTTAGAACGACAAGAAAAGATTGATCTAGAACTTGCTCAACCAACTTCTCAGGCTTTGACAAGACAGCCTACCACTGTCTTAAAAGATAGTGAGGTAGAAGATGAGAAGAAGGGAACTAAGTCTGATGCCTATTCCAAAACCTTTTGGACGAATGTCCGTAAGCGTAACTTCTTTGATGTTAAGGATGTTCTTCGTGTTGGAGAAGATACAGAAGGTGGCCATTTAGTACCTGATGAGTATGAGAAAAAACTAGTTCAAGGTCTTCAAGAAGAGAATTTCTTCCGAAGTCTAGCAACTGTCATTAAAACATCAAGTGGAGAGCGGAAGATTCCAGTTGTTACAGGGCACGGAACTGCGTCGTGGATGGATGAAAATGGACTTTATCCTGAAACTGATGAGACATTTGGTCAAGTAACACTTGATTCGCATAAGATTGGAACAGCTATTCGAATCTCAGAAGAATTGTTAAATGACTCAGTATTTGATTTAGAATCCTATATGACTAGTGAGTTTGCACGACGTATTGGTACAGAAGAAGAGAAATCATTCCTTATTGGAGATGGCTCAAAGAAACCAACAGGAATCTTTACGCAAGCAAATGTTACTGGTCCTACAACGACGACTAAAGACATTACGTTTGATGACATGATTGAATTGTATCATTCTCTTCCTGCTCCGTATCGTAAAAATGCAGTATGGATTCTTCATGATACAACTGT